GATAACCGATGGTCAATTTTCATTAGATAGTAATAGAGGAATGAATTTAACAGTCAATGACCACATATTTGTTGATACTAAAAATAGAGATTTTAATATTGATATTGGTAATGGTACAATAGCATTAGGAACGGATGGTACATTGGAAGCAGCTCCTAAAGGTGAAACATTGGTTGAATTGTTGAGTGAGATGATAGATTTAATAGCACAACAAATATACTTAACACCAGCTGGTCCATCTTCACCTGGTCCAACTAATGTAGCACAATTTACAACATTAAAAAGTAAACTAAATACATTGTTAAGTAATAATGTTCAATTAAAATAATATGGCAATAAACGATGATTTAAAAGGAAGATTGGGTTCAGTAAAAGATACCGCTGGTGGTATTACTGATACAGCTACTGGTGCCGTAAGTGGAGTAGCTGGTGCCGTTGGTAGTGCGGTTGGTAACGTATCTAATATAACTGGGCAAGTTGGAGATATAGCAAATTCAATACCTACTGAATTGCCCGAACTACCTGAGATACCTAAAGTAGAGATACCTGAACCACCAAAGCTACCTAAAATCAGATTACCTAAATTACCACCTCTTCCAAAATTTAGAAAAAAGAAATTAGAAGAAAATCCAAAAAGAAAGAAAGGATTACCAAAAATTCCACCTATTCCAGAAATACCATCGGTATCATTACCTCCAATACCAGAAGTACCAGACGTAGCTGGTGCAGTTGGTGGTGTAGTAAGTGGTGTAACCGATACAGTTGGTGGGGTGGTTAGTGGAGCTACTAATGCAGTTGGTGGAGTAGTAAGCGGAGCTACTAATGCAGTTGGTAACGTTACTAATAAACTTACATAAAATGTCTTGGGGATTATTCAAAAGAAACATACTAAGAAAAACAAATCCAAACTATAACACTTTAGATGTAAATAAAGTTGCAAAGATTTGGGCTGATGAATATGATGCGGCTGCAAAGCGTGGTAGAGATTTACTAAATCAAGAATCAATCAATAGAGGTAATAAACAAATAATGGAAACTCTTTTTAGAGTAGCATTATTAAAAGGATTAGCAACTCCGCCTGGTCAAAACTTTTCTTTGGTAAATGAATTTGGAAATGGTGTAAAAGCATATTGGGCTGGTGCTCAAATGAATCCATTCCCAATTCCACTTATTCCAGCGCCAGGTACAATTCAAAATATAGCAGTTAATTCAAATATAGTTAGTAATGTTGGTACTTGGCCGATGTATCCACCAATTAGACCAGCTCAACGGCAGGAAATAATGGTTAATATGTTTGTACTTGCAGCTATTGTACATTTATTTTCAATAGGTGGATTTATACAAACAACATCGTTATATCCATCGGCGCCATCACCAATACCAGCACCAGCGGTAATAGCTTGGACAGCATATCTAATTCCACCAGCTATTCCTATTCCAAATATAAACTTCCCATCTGCAGATGGTAGTGAACCAGCTATAATCCAACAACCAGATGATGAACCTATATCTCAGTTAGGACCTACTCAAGAATATGAAGAAGAGGAATTAGAACAAACTGATATATTAAGTGGTGATACATCATTACAAAACGTTATTGATACAACAATACCAGAGGATGTATTGGATGATGAATTAGAAAATATTTTACCTGATTTCATATCACAATTAGAAATGGGTGGAACAAAGTGTGAATAAAAATCAAAAAACAATAAAACAAATATTTATATAGAAAGGAAAACATTTTATACAATGGACACTGACAAATTAGTAAAAGCAATACAAATTATAGTTAAGGAGGAAATCAAAGTGATTCTTCCTAAACTCGTTAAAGAGGGTGTTAAGAAAGAAATGGCTAAGTTATTGAAAGAAAACAAAAAACTTAAAGAAGCTGTTACACCAAAAGAACCAACATTTATGGATAAAAATGTAGTGGAGGAACCAGTTCAACCACAAAAAACATTTAGTAAGAATCCAGCAATAAATGAGGTATTGGCACAAACACAACCTTTTAACTCACAACAAAGACAAGCAACTGGTGGTGAAGATTATAGAACTATGAACTTTAACACTAGTGATACACATACATTGGGTGCACAAAGTATCCAACAAAATATGGGTTACAATCAACCAGTTCAAACTGGAAATGCTGGAATGGATAAATTGTTAAATAAAGATTATAGACAATTATTACAAGCAGTAGAAAAGAAGAAAGGTCCTTGGAGACCGGGAATGTAATATAAATTATGGCAGTTGAGTTAGGAAGAAAGATTGTAAAGGATACCAAAGAGTTTGCAAATTATGCAATTGGTGTTACCTTACCATTAACATTTGGTGAGAATACATTCGAGCAAGCATTTCTAACCAAAGACCAAGTTAAATCAAATATTAAAAATCTTCTACTTACTAAAAAGGGGGAACGTATTATACAACCCGAATTTGGTAGTGGGTTACAATCATTATTGTTTGAACAAAACGTAGATGATTTAGAAGGTAGAATAGAAGATACTATAAACGAAAGTTTAGAACAATGGTTACCTTATGTTACGGCAGACGAGATTGATATTGAATCAACTGATGAATTGAGAGATAACAATAAATTAAATGTTTCAATTAAATTCAGAATAGGAGAGGATATTAATTTAGAAACTCTAACATTTACAGTACAGGGATAATAAGATATGGCAATAACAAAAACATCAAAGAACTTTAAAAATAAGGGTAAAGATATAAAGTACCTTAATAAAGATTTTTCTCAATTTAGAGGAAATCTAATTGAGTTTGCTAAAACTTATTTCCCACAAACATATTCAGATTTTAATGAATCATCACCGGGTATGATGTTCATAGAAATGGCATCGTATGTAGGTGATTCACTTTCATATTATGTAGATGATACCTTAAAGGAATCATTAATGACTCATGCTGATGATATTGAGAATGTGATAGCACTTTCACAATATTTAGGGTATAAACCGAAGGTAACCTCACCTGCGGTAACAACTCTTTCAGTTTATCAATTAGTTCCTTCAATAGGAAGTGGTGCAGATAATACTTATGATGAAACATATCTTTTAAGAATAAAAGAGGGAATGAGAGTTGAATCCTCTAATGGTGTACAATTTGTTACACAAGATGTAGTAGATTTTAATGATGAATTGGATAGAGAAATTTCTATATATCAAAGAGATGGTGTAAGTGGTGAAGTAACATTTTATTTAATAAAAAAATTAGTACAAGCTATTTCAGCAGAGGTAAAGACTGAAGAAGTAACATTTGGGGCATATGAAGAATTTCAAAGTATAGATTTAGGAGATACGAATGTTATTGATATCTATGATGTAAGGGATTCAAACGGAAATAAATTCTATGAAGTACCCTACTTAGCTCAAGAGTTAGTATTTGTTGATTATCCAAATACTGAAAATAATGATCCTGATTTATTTCAATTTAAATCAACAACTCCATATATTTTAAATACACTTAAAACATCTCGTAGATTTGTTAAACAAGTAAATCCAAATAGTACAACAACTATTCAGTTTGGAGCAGGAGACCCAACAGTTAGTGAAGAAACAATTATTCCTTCATTTAAAAATGTTGGATTAGGATTACCTAATTCTATTTCTAAATTAGAAGAATCATTTGACCCAACAAACTTTTTGAAAACTAAAACATATGGAACATCTCCATCTAATACAACTATGACTGTAAAGTATTTAGTTGGTGGTGGTGTAGAATCAAATGTAAAAAAAGGTACGATTACTCAAATCAATGGAGCTGAATATGAAGAAGATTTAACAAAATTTACATCAACTCAATTAGGTTTATACAATGCAGCTAAATCTTCAATAGCAGTAGATAATGAAGTTCCTGCAACTGGTGGTAAGGGTGGTGATACGATGGAAGAGATTAGACAAAATGCTTTGGCTAACTTTGGTTCACAAAATAGAGCAGTAACTGCTAAGGATTATCAAGTAAGAGCATTATCGATGCCAACTAAGTTTGGTTCGATTGCAAAAGCATACGCTACGGCAGATGGTACATTGGATAACAATTCACCATCTTCTATTTTAGCTTCACCTAACGTTCTTAATGAGTTTACTGATTTGGTAGAATCATTTGTAAACAAACCCGAAGAGGAGGAACCAGATAGAAAAGCAATTAAAGATGAACTTCAAAAATTCTTATTAGGAAAAACTTCTAATGAGAATGAAAAGAATAATCCGTTTGCTATTAATCTTTATTTATTAGGATATGATTCTGATAAAAAATTATCACTCCTTAATAGAGCAATAAAAGAAAATTTAAAAACATATCTTTCAGAATACAAAATTCTAACTGATGGTATAAACATCAATGATGGGTTTATTATTAATATCGGACTTGAGTTTGAAATAATTACTCTAAAAAATTACAATAAGAGTGAAGTATTATCCGATTGTATATCTGAATTAAAAGAATATTTTAATGTTGATAACTTTACATTTAATAATACTATTAATATTTCTGAATTGGAATTAATTATAGCAAATGTTGATGGAGTTAGTTCAGTACCAAAATTAAAAATTATAAATAAGTGTGGTGGGCAATATGCAAACAACTCATACAATATAGAAGCGGCGATTAAAGATAAGATTTTATATCCATCTTTAGACCCATCGGTTTTCGAAATTAAATTTCCAGATTCGGATATAAAAGGGAGGGCAAGATAATGGCATACTATTTTTTAACAGCATCAAAAGATGCATCGGTGTACTTACAACAACCCGACCAAAACGCTGGTTTAGATGAGGTATTAGAGGTTAGTAAGGTTTACTATGGTAATATCAAAGATGTATCCAGAGCACTTCTTAAATTCGATGTAACGAACTTCTCATCATCACTATCAGCTGGTAGTGTAGGTTTTGAAGAAGCAAAACTTATAATGAAAGAAACTGAATCTGAAGAAATACCTTTAGAGTTCAATATTGATATTCATCCAATATCTCAAAGTTGGGAAATGGGTAAAGGTACTCGATTTGATGAAATAGAAACCGCTGGTGTAACTTGGAATTATAGAGAAGGTGATTCATCACTTAGATGGGTAAACAACATTGTAGGTGGAATTCCAGTATTTGCTACAAATTCAACTGGTTCATTTGCTGGTAAGGGTGGAGTTTGGTATTCTAACCTTAGTGGTTCCCAAAACTTTGTTTATAAAACAGAAGATATCAAAGCAGATATTACTACAATTTTTCAAAGTTGGTTAAGTGGTTCAATCCAAAACGAAGGATTGATAGTTAAACACAAAAACTCCATTGAAGAAGATTCAAATGATTATGGTATTTTAAAATTCTTTAGTAAAGAAACAAATACAATACATCAGCCAAAAGTTAGAATAGGTTGGGATGATGTAACATTTTCAACAGGTTCATTAACTGAATTAACATCAGAAGAAATAAAAGTTGGAATTAGGAATTTCAAAAAAGAATACAAAGTAAATACAACCCCTAAGTTGAGAGTAGTTGGTAGAGATTTATATCCAACAAAAACATTTTCATCTACGGCACAATATGGTATAAGTAAATTCTTACCAACAACATCATATTACCAAATATGTGATTATCATTCTGGTGAAGTGGTTGTTCCATTTAGTAATTATACAAAATTAAGTTGTGATTCTGATGGTAACTATTTCAATTTGAATTTATCCAATTGGGAAGTTGATAGAGTGTACAATATAGAATTTAAAATTACTATTGGTGGAGTTGATTATTTCTTTGATAATGATTACACATTTAGTTTAATTTCATAAAACGAATGAAAAACAGCGGATTAAAAAACGAAGCACAAGTTGCAAAAATCTTTGTTAGTGGTTCAGATGCTATACAAGCACCTAACCAAAACGGGATACGTCTTTTTCAAGAATCCGATTTATCTGATGGTATTATTAGTGGTAAATTAATAAGACCTAAATATAACACAAAGGAGTTAAAGAAATCAATTGATACTGATATATTTGAACTCTTACCAAATTTAGCACCTGATTTACCTGATACAGTTCTTCGTTCAACATATAATGAGGCATTAGCTAGAATTGATGATTTAACAAAACAATTAGAACAAGCTAATCTTACAATCAATGATTTAAATAGTATCATAGCTGAATTGGAAAGTATAGTAGAAGTACTAAGAATTGAAGTTGATAATGAAAAGTTAAAAGCTGATATAGCTAGAGAACAATCTGATATAGCAAATGTACAAATCGGTGAAACAACAATTGATTTACAAAACGCAATTCAGAACTCAATTAATGAAGCAATTCAAAGAGTATCATTAACTGCTAGAGTTGAAGCATTGTTGCAAGAGAATGAATCATTAAGAGAACAATTATTTGGATTATCTGCTAAAACTGGTGAAGGTGCTAAGAGTGGTGCTAACAATGGATTTACTGTTAAGGTAAATAATGGTAATGGGGATGCATCTCAACAAACTGAAGATTTATATGCTAAGTGTAGTGCTAAAGATGCTGGTAGTCGTGATATGACTGTTACATTAGAAGTAAGTAATATTACTACTGATAACAAAATAACTAATGTTGCATTTGAATTTGATGGAGAACCAAAATGGTTTAAAGTTAAATCAGGACCAACATCAATAGATACGGAAAGTTCAGCAACATATGAAACTGAATTTGATAATAAAGTAATTGGTACATCTAAGAAAAAAGGATTAAAACCAAGAAGAAGAACAATTGGTTGGAGAGGAAAAGCTACAAACTATAAAGGATTGGCATTGATTGTTAAAGTTACATTTGCTGATGGTTCGACTGATGAAGTAAAACTTACAACTAATTTAAGAAAAAATAGAGGTTAATAATGGCAATTAAAACATTTAAAGAAATAATAGATAATAAAGGGTATCGAATTTCTACTAAAGATAGAGAGATTTTCGAAGAAGGAACCCTACAATCATTCTTTGGATTTTCCGATTCAGATATGATTGAGTTTATTGTTTATGATGCCAATGATAATCAATTACCTCAAGGTGATGATGGTAAGTTAGTTAGATATGTACCATTAAATTCACAAAATATAAAAGATTATTTTTTAATAGCAGATGGTACTAAACTTCAAGCGTTTCAATTTCCAAATGAATATTTTATTGATGCGGAAAGATTGATTAGAGAAGCTGGGTATAACAATGGTATTTTTAAAACTGAAATTACACTTCTTAACAAAAGAGTTGGGTATGATAATCCAAATGAGAAATTATGGATTCAAGAAATATCACCATCAAGAACTGAAGTAAGATTATTACCAATTAAAAATGAAGTATCTAAAAAAACTGATTTATTAGCTAGATATAACGTATTACAAAAGGGTGGTAACTTTAGAGATGATGTTATTCCATATGTTGCTAATTTTGTAGAAATGGTAAAACCTGAAGAGGTTAGTTTCTTTATCAAAAAAACATATACTGAAAAATGGTACAACAATTTTGTATCGGAATTTGGTATAGGTGGATTTGAAACATTGGTAACTAAAATATATAACGATTTTAGAAAAGCAGTTTATAATGAATTTTCAAATAGAGAATCATCGATTACAAATGTAAACTATGGTAAACCAAAAAAGACTAAGCCATCATTACAATTCTCAAAAGAAGATGTTTACAAAGTATCTCAGAGAATCATTGTAGAGTTGGTTGAATTGTATCTACCTAAGAGAGCTATTCAAACCGAAACTGTAATTGATAGAGAGTTTGATGCTAGTATAGATAAAGTAAGTACAGTAATTCAAAGTAGAGAATCGGATGTTATAATTAACGCTAAGGTTCCTCAAGTAACTGTAACAAAAGAAAAACCAAAAGTTGAAGAAGAGAAAAAGAAATTAGATATAGCAATTAAAAAAGAAGTTCCAATAGAACTTCCTATTCCTGATTTCAAATTACCAAACCCAATTAAGAGTGTAAAGAAAGATAGATTTATAAATATATTTAGAAATAAAGATATTTCAAGATTACCATTAGAAGATTATACTAAACAAAAACCAAGAACACTATAACAATGCCAGTAAAAGTAAAAGGATTTGACGAGCAAGAGGGATATGATAACCAAAATCAAAATGAAAATTTTGGTGGTGGTGGTATTCCTGGTGGTGAAGATGTTTTCATTGATGCTGGAGGCGGCGGAGGTGGTGGTGGTTCATCCTCTGGTGGAAGTGTAGCAACCCCAACTACAACTAATACTTTTGTTTTTACAATAACATCAAACGAAAGTGGATTTACAACTTCGGTAAATAATGTTCCTGTTCCTACAAATAAAAGTGTTAGGATATCAAGAGAATCATTAGCAACTGAAGATAAACTTATAAAAATAGCTAAGACGGGATATAAGTGTGATGAGTATTATATAGTTACAATGGTAGATGATGATTTACCACTTATAAAAAACATAAAAGTTAGTGATACACCATTGGGAATATCTACTAAAGATATTGTACTTAGAAAATTTGTAAATGGTGAAGAACAACTTCCAGTATCTATTAAAAATACAACATCAAGTACTTTATCATTTAACCTAACAATAGGTGAAGTTGGTGTAGGAACTGAAAAAAATAAAATCAAATTCTTAATAGGTGATGTTGAAGGAGCACCTGTTAGTGTTGTTAAAAACTCAAAATCTTCAGCAGAATTTTTTCCAACAACGGGAGAATCTGAGTATGAAGATGTAAAAGGTACAAAATATTTAATAAGGTCAGCTGATACTACTCTATATAGAATTAGTGGTATGGTAATAACTAATGATAGTAATCAGCCAAAAGTATTAGAGGCAAATTCGGGTGAAACATTAGAAACAACTATAACTTTAAATTCTGATTACGAAATATCTATTTCTTTAGAGAAAGTTCCTGTACCTGATGATGAATTAGACCCACAAATATCTTTAGTAAAAACTGACCCAAGAAAGTATAACATAAATGAAAAATCTGGTGTTCCATTACTTATACAAAAGAATGAAGATGTACAAGCTATAACAATCATCGTTGGTGATGATATCTTAGAGTTTGATGAATTGGATGATTCGGATATTATTGGTATAACAATACCACATAGAGTATTTAATAAAATAGGACAATATAATATAAAACTATTCCCATTCTCATTTGATGATTATGAAAATCAAGTTAGAGAAGAAGAGGAACCTATTACAATAACACCAAAAGTAGTTACACCAAAATTTGTAGGTATTGAAAAGGAAACACCATCTGACCCAAAACCTATAAATAATCCATACAATCCACCAAGAGGTGGTGGAGGTGGTGGTTCTGGTGGAGGACAAGAACAATTTATTTCTGAAGAACAATTTGGAATTGATAGAGGATTTGGTTCGGGAAATGGTGGTGAACAACCTCGTAGACCTAATACAAATTTAAATTACTTTTAAGATATGGCTAGAAGAAGAAGAGGTATATTTGGAAGAAGGAGAAAGAATAGATATGGGAAAGGTTCCCGTAAAAATTCTAGCAATACTTCTAGCAATCCGCTAGTCAGAAGAGGTCCGTTTGGGAGAAGAAGAAGAAAGA